CTACGGATAATAATATGGAACACAAGATTTTATCTATTACTGCTTTTATATCATGTGAAAGTTGTACATTTGCATAAGCGACAATTCTGGTTGAACAAGGAAAAGAATCAAAACACAAAAGGTCATGACTAAAAAGGACGCTATAAAAATATTCGAAGATAAAAAGCTCTGCGCTGTAACATCATATACCATACATGGGCTGAAAATACAATAATAAAAAGCCGTACTCTCTGCAAGTACAGCTTTAAAGTACACCCGAAGGGAATCGAACCCTTATCTGAGGTACCGGAATCTCACATCAAATACAGCTATATCTACGATGAATAAATGGATTAACATATTATTAACACCATCTTTGTAGAACAATAGTAGAACATTTGCAACTTTAATGGAAAACCGTCCGAAATTCACATCCCAGACGGCTCATTTAACGCAACACTGATTATGACGTCAGTGTTGATGCAAAGATAGAAATTACCCCAACAATCTACAAATTATTATCTTTCTTTAAAGTCTGACCTATAAAATCCATAGGAGACAGAATTTCAGGAAATTTCAAATAGTTACCAATAAAGGTCTGCGTCTCTTCAAATTTACTATGTACATACTTTAATGCTTTTCCGCCTGCCCGAAGTCTTTCATTTAATACTCGGTCGGCATTATTCCTCTTCATTATTTTGCAAGTTTACCGTTAGTAACTATATTTGTAGTCTCTAACCTTCCTACACAAAACGCAAATGCGCCAGAACGCAGCAGAGGACTTTAAGCCCCCGGCTGTGCGTTCTGGCGCATGTTGTTAGTAGGTAGGTTAGAGCATTTACTAACGGCTGGGGGCTTTTTCTTTCACCCCCGGAAGGTCTGGTTATTTATCTTTCTTCTTTTTCCTCTTGTACACTAACCAGGCAATAATACAAGATATAATAAGCAGAGCAGTTCCCGCTCCAGCCCATCCAAATTGTTTTAATATAGTTGATTCGTCTTTACGTTCGTCAATTTGTAAATGAACGTCTTCCTGCTGTCGGGAAAACGTTGATTTACTAGAAATCGAATTTTCTTTCTTATCAATATTCTCCTGTCGGTTATGCTCTGAATTCTTATTAGTTCCCGTCCACTTCTCCGACTTGACAGGAGGTTTACCGGTAACCGGGTCAACAGGTTTATCGGTATCATAATTCACTTCATAGGATTCAGCCGATTCAGTAGCTTTATCTGATTCGATTATTTCTACTTTCTTATCGGAAGAAGCAGAATCTTTCTTATGGTTTTCAACTGCAAGATCGGTAGAAGTATCTTGCCTCATATTTGATCGGTGACTACCACAAGACATGAACCATATTGCCGACGTCAGCAATATGATAATATAAACTAGCCGCCTCATGGTCGGATAACTGTATTACGCAAGAAATTAGAAAATTCGGAACGAACATCAAAGCAGGGACAAGCCTTAATATATTCTTTCGGTTCTACCTCTCCGCTTCCATCCAGATCAGGAGAAGTATCACGATGTCCGAGAACCTCGATAATATCATACTCTTTGCAAAGTTTTGTGACCAGTTGGCGCAATGTTGCCTTTTGCGCTGGCGTCCGTGTATCTGCAGGCTTCCCGTACACATCCAAACCTCCGATATAACAGATGCCAACACTATGCTTATTATACGAAGATTCCGAAAAGCCCTTCGTGTTACAATGCGCTCCATCAATGTTTAATGGTCGCCCATTCTCTATCATGCCGTCCAGGTCGATCACATAATTATATCCGATCTGGTTAAATCCGCGTGCCCGGTGCATACGATCAATGTCTTTAGCTCTCAAATCCTGTCCGGCTTTTGTAGCCGAACAGTGGATAATAATTGCATCAATAGTTTTCATTTCTTTTCCTCCCTTTTTAATTAATAATCACTTGGCGGCTGCCGATTAGTACATCCGCGAACATCACACTTTTTTATATCGGCTTCTTTCAGCTTCAATTCCAGCTCATGTTTATCGTGGATGAGTTGGAGCTTCTCCGCTTGTTCCTGCCGGAGTTCTACGTAGATAGCATCAATCTTCGTATCACGTTGAGCAATACGTTCTTCAAGCCATGCAACCTGCTTTCTCTCGTTCTCATTCTCTACTGCATCTGCCGCCGCATCCTCTTTCCTTGCGTCAGTCTTCCGATTGACGTAGAAATTTACAATCCATTTGATTGCCTCCAAGCCACCTATAGCTCCCAATACCGCTATCCACTCATTTACTCCCATATCATAACTTTTATTTCAATACCTCACCACAATCATCGATAGTTGTCTGAAATACCTTTTTCACTTCCTCGGAAGTCAGCCCGTGATCCTCATGCAGAGAGAAGCCGGTTACTCCATTTCGAGAAATATTGAAGAATCCGACTACCGTTTCATCCTTGACAATCTCGGCAGTAATATCTTTCACCGCCTCGGTGCCACGGGTTGACATTCTGTATTTAATTCTGATGGTATCTGTAACCTTGGTTGAAGCGGTACTGTTAGTTGCTGTAATGTTCATTCCTTGTTTCCTCCTTCTATTAAATCATAAATTTGTCCGTATGCGCCTGCCGTAAAGAAGTCTGCGCAAATCTCTTTCAATAATGTGGCATCCTCCGTCTCAATATCGAGGACACCCCGGTTGTTAATTATTTGCTGGAGCATTTTATAGGCGCGTAATTTCTTAGCCATTTCCATGCTTTTTTGCTGGTTTATTCCGGCGGCGTACAATGCCTCTGAAACCATATCACGGAGAGATTGCTTAACCTCTTTACCGTTGACTACTTTAATAGCTTCATTGCCTTTAAAATCGAGTAAAGGCCTGTTTAAATTAATTTTCATAATTGTTTATATATTAAGCGATTGATACCAATAACCCTTTTCTGAATTTCATATTACTACCAAAATCGAAATCAATACCTTGGTAATAAGATATGCTGCCATCGGAATTTCTGCCAGTTATAGTCCCGAAATTATCAGCTATACATAATTCGCTTGATATAGTACCTTTCACATATACACCTCCATCAAAAAATCCTGCATAGGTATTATTCATATTCGGATAACTCCTTTCATTCTCATTAAAATATCTTGAAGCATATATACAGGACCCGCCCATATTGGCACCCACAGCTCTAACACCAAAACGCCCCTCACCTGCAAAACTGAAATTTACATCAACCATCCCACTTTTATTGTCTTTAGGAACACCCAAACGAACACTTCTTGGGTCACCGTACCACCATCCATTTTCTTTCCAGTACAATGAACCATTATCAAGCGTAAATCCGCCAATGAAACCGGAATCAGCATCAATTCTACGGACTTTTATCAAATCTGTATTCAGGTAACCGCCTACCACAATGGTAGTACCTAACTTCGCATATTCAACCGCATCCTCAAATGCCAACTTACCTAATCCGTCTCTATCAATCTTGGAGTTAATTACTCCCTGCAGGTCACTATGCAATGCGGTGATTGTAACAGCACCTTCCAAATTAATTTTAGATGAATGAATCGTCGTCTCACCTGCTGCTTGGTTGATATAAGATATAAGCGTATTGCCATTTTCCAGCTCTTTAGAAGCATAAATCTTGTTACCGTCTGCTGTGGTAATCCAACCTGCAGTATCTATCCGCTGCGTCAAGCTATCTACCCGGGTTACCTGTGCAGATATTTGAGTATTGAGTACACTTAATTCAGCGAAGCATTGATCTGAATAGTCTTTCAACTTGTCATAAATTGCTTTATTAGCGGCTTCAACTGCAGTATTAAAACTAGCCAAGGCAGAATTAAAGAGAGCAAACTTATCATCTACATTCCTCTTTTCCGCAGAGGTCGTCTGCCCGTCTGCAATAGCAGTATTAATTGCAGCAATAAGATTATCAATAGCACCGGATAATGAAATCTTTGCATTCAGCAAACCTGTTTTCGCTTCACCTTCCAGGTATGAATTTGCATACAGTTTGTTATAGGTAGCTTCGACGGCTGCTTTCGTATTCTTGACTGTATTCAGATATTTTTCAATGGCTTTCGCCTCTGCTTCTGATATGATTCCGTCCGCAAATGCTCCATCCACGTAGGTATGCAAACTACCAACAGCACTATTCGCTTGTTCTGCCGCTTTAGCTGCATCTGCCGCATCCTGTAAGGCTTGCAACGCTTCTTTCATTGCATTATCCGAGAACTCCTTTAGCTTATCCTGAATAGCTCTATTTGCAGATTCTACGGCTGTGTTGAAATCAGCATAGGCACTATTGAAATAGGCAAAATAGGCATCAACGTTTTGTTTCTCTTCCGGTGTTGTAAGTCCGTCTGCAATAGCTGTATTAATTGCATTTATCAGGTCTGAAATACACCCCATAAGGGTAACCTTAGCATTTAATAAACCCGTTTTGGCAGACCCGGATAAATACACATTAGTGTATAGCTTGTTATAGGTAGCTTCAATCGCCGCCTTTGCATTATTAATCGTATTGATATACTTTTCAATAGCTTTCGCTTCGGCCTCCGTAATAATACCATCGGCAAATACTCCATCTACATAACCATGAAGCCCTTCTACTGCATTATTGGCCTGTTCTGCTGCTTTGCCAGCATCTTCAATTTCTTTGTGAGCTGCTTCCCATTCAGACAGATTTTCCAATCCGGACGATCCGGTTTTTATTTGAATATTTCCGCCTATTTCACCTTTTACCAAATTGAAATACGTCTCCCCATCCGGGGAAATTATCTGTTCAGTGGTTATCCGTCCCGGCAGAATCTCCGTAAATCCATACAGTTCAACGAAACTTCTTGTACCTTCATACTCGCTGTTGAGGACACCGACCAGGAAGTGATAATATCCTGCTATGCCCTCCATCTTAATAGCCGTTTCGCTTAGAAGAAACGTACCAGTTTGATTCTCTTTACTGCATACAGCATATAGATAATATTTCTTTTCAGGATGAATGAGTACCGGAGAATCATAGTTAGTCATATCCCAGTACTTATACTCTTGTGGCTTGTGGGAAGATGAAAGTGTGTCAATATCCAACGTCATGTGTTGAAGAATACCTGCCGGAGCATTTAATACTCTTGTGCTAACATTATAAGTAATATTGTGGGATAGTTGTGCCGGATTCGTCTTATTATTAACGAAACGGAACTGCAGGCTCTCATCCCCTACAAGTAATTGCATTGTGCGAACTGTAATAGGGTCAATAGAAGAAGAGAAATTCAGAAACGCGTCTTCCAGCATAGCCATCGTTTCCTTTGCGTCGCGAAACCGCCTCTTTGTAAATTGTAGGGCATCCTTATGCTTTTCAATAAGAGTCACCTCATTTGTCTCAATCTTATTCAATTCATCAGATACAGATGCACCTACAGGCTCATTAGAAAGCTCAATTTCTGGACTATATGGATTATTCACATACCTCTTGACACTTATCATACGAATCAAAGTACCTTCTGGGTGAAATTGTACATCGGAAAAATCTACAAAACCGCCTAATTTGATTTTACCACCAATTTGCAACCAACGTTTCTTTGCCCAAATGCCATCTAATGTGCCGGTAAATGTAAACTTCTTATCTTCATGCTCGTACAGGTATTTGGCAGCTTCCTTGAATGCTTCCCACGATGCTCCCGTCTGCGTAGAATTGTCACAGATATAGGAGTCTGGCAACTGCATACCAAAAACAGCATAAGTATCCCCCTCTTTCGGTCGAAACAAATCACCCTCTGGCATTGTCATTCCGTCAAGTTCTTGTGGAACGATTTCAAAACGTCTACCCTCTTTTATTATTGCTTTATTCCCATCAAGGATCGGTTCATGGATATACTTTACTTCAAATTCTTTACCTGTAAGCATACCTGTCTGAAAAATAATAGTCATACTTTCACCTTCTATCAAGCAATCCTCAAAGTTCAAATCTGCAGGTATATCAACATCCACAAAGTCGTAGAAGTTTTTTTCTTTGTCAACTTCAATAACAGCACTAACAGTACCGATACGAGAAGGATAGATTTCAGTACAATCAAGACTTTCCTCCTTACCGGTAGTAAGCTCACCATCCGCCCGCATAACACAGGAGCCGTCCGCATCAGTTTTATACATCCGTCCTTCGTAAACAAGGGTCTTTGATTTTGGGAGTAACAGATTCTTTGCTCCGTACGTAGAATAGTCAATATTCCGATCTGTCGTTTCAACCAGAATAATTTCGGGCGGTATCTCCCCAAACTGTCGCCCTACTCCTACTTTAAATCCATGCCCCTTCCCGTATGACAGTTTCAAAGGATTCTCTTTGTTATATTCTACTTTCCGAAGATGAACGGTCTTTATATTATTTTCCTCGGTAATTTCCCACTCTGTTTCGTACATATCCGCAAGCTGGTTCAAAGCATCACGAATGTACGTATGACTATAATTGATAACTTTCTCTGTACCTTCGATGCAATCACCTATTTTCCAGCCAATACCACGACGATTTAGATTCTCAACCAATAACCGAAGATGCTCATTTGGTTTAGCTGTATATGAGAATTTGATACGCCTATCAAGAGTATTACGTACTTTCCATAACATCGTATCAGATATTCCTGTTTCAAGAGTTAAAGTGTACTCAAAGTTACGCTCTCCGTTTTTCTTGAAGTTACTATCTTTCTTGAGAGAATAACGTTTTCCGTAAAAGTCACAGTAGGAACCAACCGGAATTTCAAGATATCCGGAATAATCGAAATATAAAGTTAATGAGCACTCCTCCATGATCGCTTCATAAGAGTAGCTTTCATCTTTAACTTCGAGCCTTATTTCTTCTGAACCATTATATAAAGTAACCATATCTATTATAAGCTATCAATCAATGAAATATGTTCGGCTCAAAGATAACAAATAAGCGTTTATTAAACACACATATAAGGATAAAAAATAGAAAATAAAGAATAAGAACAATATAAGTCAATAACCAAATAAAGTTTAAATAACCTCCTCCCACCCCATTCAAAGCCTGTTTTTATACCTAAGTTCTCTCGGAACTAATGCAGTTTTATTGTCTGGTCAAAGTTTAGGACAAAACGGGTATGTAAAATTCAATAATGGGTTTATGATTCAATGGGGATATAACGGAGGCTCAACAACCCACACATTAACCGTCTATATGCCTGTTTCATTCTATGATTCGACCTACAATGTATATGGTAATATAATAAAAGATTCATCCGATAATAATCTTTATACCTTTTGTCCTCTACCAAATACGAGTGTTAGTAGTTTTAGAGTTGATAGAACTTTTTATGCAAATGGTTCTACAGGTAATTCTACGGCTAAATTTCGTTGGTATGCAATTGGTCGCTGGAAATAAACTAAATTATATATTATGAAGTATTGGAACAATGGATTCTACGATGAACCGATAGAGGTCGGTAGAAATAACCGAAGAGTATTACAATCAGTTACTAGCTGGTCAATCAGCCGGATTGCTTATAGTGGAAAGCAAGAAAGGTTGTCCGATCTTAGCTGTACATCAACCCTCTATCAAGGAAATTAGAGCACGAAAGCTCAATGAATTACGATTGTACGATTCATCTGAAGAAGTGAATCAGTTCTGTATAGATAATACGCATGGATGGTGGAATAAAGCTACTCGCGTAGGTCTTATGAACTCTATTGCAATTGAAAAGGGAACTGGACGATCTGAAACAAATATCTGGCTGGGTGATACTCTGTTTGTTTTGCCTGTCGAAAAGGCTATTGATATGTTACAACAGCTAGAATTGTACGCCCTTGCGTGTTTTGACACAACACAAAGGCATACAAAGACTATTCAACAGCTAGCGACAAAAGACGAAATAGAAACATACGACTTCCGTACAAGTTATCCCGGAAAGCTAAGTTTTTCCGGATAACCGATCGTATAATCGTAGTTTTCGATTTCCTCAATAGTTTGCAATGCTCTGACTGCTGCAATGTGCGATTGTGTAACATTGTAGCAGTTTAGCGCATACAATTCAAGGGTATTCAACATATCCAACGCATCCGATATCGGAATGACATATTTCACCGCATCATACCATAACACCGTTTCTGTTTTACCCGCTTCTTTTTCAATTGAAATAGAGTTAAATAATCCAACACGTGTATTTTTATCTAACCACATGCTTTTACCTATCAATTTAAAAGAATTGACATTTGTCGATTTGTCAAATGATTGTATTTCAGATACTTTCATTTTTCGTACTTCTTCAATGTCGTACTCATATTCTACCAAAATAGGGTGTCTATTTTTGCTTTCAGCTATTATCAGGCCGGTAGATTGACCAGCCAACAACTCCTGATAATACTCTTCTGTAATTTCTACCGAACCATCTATAGGCTCGTCGTAGAATCCTTGTTTCCAATACTTCATATATCTTATTTTTTAAAGTTATTTCCAGCGACCAATCGCAAACCAAGTAAACTGCCAGCCTGTCCATGCTATTTCTCCTCCGGACGCTATATATCTAGTAGCAAATTGAAATGAAGATACAGTTTTAGTTATATACATAGTGGGGGAATATACTATAACCTCATCTTTTGAACTCGATACACCTGTTAGTTGTACACTATAGTTTGTATCGAGGAAACTTATAGGCAAATATAATGAGGAGAATCCTATAGCTCCAGCTTTCGTGCCCCACTGAATCAATAGCCCATTATTAAATTTTATATAACTTGACGAAGAACCAAAAGATTTGCTTGTTGCGTTCGATAGATCAGCTAAAGCATACGTAGTCCCGAGAGAACTTAGTAAAGTTTTCTCTGCATCAGTCATAAATTTTCTTGACGTGCTTTCTTCAATCATTGATGCGGGGTGTGTATCCGGATGAGTGTAGTTATTTGCTCCTGCTGCTATACCGCCCAATTTTTCACGTTCAGTATCAGTAAAAAACCTGTGTGTCTCATCTTCATTTATTTCTGACGCTCCGTGCTTATGTGTCGCTGCCGCATAATTACCCTTTGCTTGATATACCGAATCGTGGTTGTGATTTCCTGCCGCCTTACCATTCCAATTTTCCTTTTCAGAATCCGTTACAAATCTATGCGTAATATCATCCGTAATGTCAGATGCCGAATGCTTATGTGATAAAGCTGCATAATCCCCCTTTGGTTGATATGTAGAATCATGGTTATGGTTTCCCGCAGCCTTACTGTTCCAGGTCTCTTTTTCCGTATCAGTCACAAAGCGATGAGTACTATCAGGGGTTATATCAGACGCTCCATGACTGTGCGAACTTGCTGCATAACTACCTGCAGGTTGATATACTCCGGCATGGTTGTGATTAGAAGGAGAGGCACCTACTTCGCTTGCCGTATATGAAGGTTTACTAGATGCTTTTGCCCATGCAGGTACATCGCTAGCAGGCATTGAAGTAGGAAAATCACTGATTTCAGATTTCTTATGAGTGTGAGCTTTAGGAGTACGGGTATCACTTAGCCGGGCGTCACTACCTTCACACACTGTTCCAACAGCACTACCAAAGTTTTTGTTAAAAGCGGTGTTCTTAGTGAATGCGGGTTCATAAGTTCCAGTATGGTTATGGTTAGAAGGAGAGGCACCTACTTCGCTTGCCGTATAGGTCGGCTTGGATGCTGCCTTCGCCCAAGAGTATACGTCACTAGCGGGCATAGAGGAGGGGAAATCACTGATTTCAGATACCTTATGCGTATGCGCCAATGGAGGCCGTGCATTACTCAAACGTGAATCATTTCCCTCGCACACGGTCCCGGCAGAGCTTCCGAAATTCTTGTTAAAGGCGGTAAGCTTGGTAATAATCTTCTCATATACTGCATCATGATTATGCGAGTCCAGAGCAGCTTTCAAAGCTTTTCCCTGCTCTGCAGAAAGAGCTTTACCAGTTCCTCCACTTGTCAGATTATTAACAATATCGGAAACATTAAGTTTCTTTCCAAGCTCTGTTGTCATAGTGGCAGCAAAATTCGGATCGTTGTTCAGGGCGTTCGCTAACTCAATCAGTGTATCAAGAGCGTCCGGAGCACCGGCTACCAGTTTGTCGATAGCTGCTTGTACTTTAGCGTCAACGCCGGATACTGCATTATTCGCAGCTATCGCAGCGGCGTTCGCATCATCGGTAGCCTTCTTCGCTAAACCCGTTTGTATTACAGATGCATCCTTGGCCGCATTAGCATCATCTGTTGCTTTTTTAGCCAAAGCGGTTTGGGCTTCCGATGCTGTCTTGGCTGCATTAGCATTGTTCGCTGCAGTCGTTGCAGCATCTTTTGCAGCATTGACACTACCAGCGGCAGCATCGGCCTTGGCAGCTTTCTCGGCGGCCAAGGTTGCTTTTTGATTTGCGAGTGTTGCTGCAGCATTCGCATTATCAGTAGCCGTCTTTACAAGTCCTAGTTGTGCAGTTGCATCTTCTGTAGCTTGGTTCATCTCATCTACAATGCCGCCATATTCAGCTTTACGAGCTTCTTCCGCTTTAACACGTTCCACTTCCGCCTTAGCCCGGTTGGTCTCATCAACTTTACGTGCTGCTTCGGTAGATTTACGCTCATCTTCATTCTGAACTCTGATTGTTTCAGCAGAGGAACGACCCGATTCAGCCGTGGCACGTGCGGTTTCGGCTGTTGCCCGTTTAGTCTCGGCAGATACGCGAACATCCTCGGCGGTCTTGCGTGCATTCTCGGCATTAATACGAGCCGTTTCAGATTGATTACGGGTAGATTCAGCAGAGACACGGGCAGTTTCATTATTGCCTCTTATGACTTCATCCGCTTTTCTTTTATTTTCCGCAGTAGCACGTTCGGATTCAGCGGTAGAACGACCTGTTTCAGCGGTTTTTCGTTTATCTTCTTCCTTTACACGTTCCGATTCAGCAGAGGAACGGCTTGTTTCGGCAGTCTTACGGGCATCTTCATTACTTTTACGTGTTTGTTCCTCCGAAACACGTTTTGTTTCTGTATCAACACGCCCAGTTTCAGCAGTTACCCGCTTGCCTTCCGCTATAACACGTGCTTCTTCGGTAGATTTGCGTGCATCTTCATTCTGGGCTCTTTTCGTTTCAGCAGAGGAACGTCCAGTTTCAGCCGTGGCACGTGCGGTTTCGGCAGACTTTCTCTTATCTTCTTCAGATGATCGCGTACTTTCAGCTGATTTGCGGGCATTCTCATTAGTTACACGTTCGGATTCAGCATTGCCTCTCACTGTTTCAGCATTCTTTCTAGCTTGCTCATTAGATTCTCGTGTACCTTCGTCAGTAACACGTTTCTTTTCTGCATTGTCCCGTGCAGTTTCAGCAGAAGAACGACCTGTTTCGGCTGTCTTACGTGCATTTTCATTAGTGATACGAACGGATTCAGCAGCTTCCCGGGCCTGTTCTTCACGAGAACGTCCGGTTTCAGCCGTTTGCCTCGACTGCTCGGAAGCATTACGACGGGATTCAGCAGTTTCACGGGCTGATTCATTACCTTCAACAGTAGCTTCTAATTGCCGCATATCGGTAGTAGCAGTTTTGGCATCGCTCGTAGCTTTGAGCATATTATCTAATGCCGTCTGAATCTTCTCTAGCCCGAATTTCAAGCTCGTTTTGACACCGTTTACTATCCTGTAACCGATGGTGTAGAAGCCTTTCATGTCGCTGGCTTCATTCAATTCTGATATTCTTTTCTTTTTTAATGGCATGGCAATCAATTTAAGTCAATATAAAATTCTCCGTCCTCTGTTATAATGAACTCGCCCGCTTCGGATGAAAGCAAAAACTCCGTTTCTCTGATCCTGAAGCAAGTAAACACGAGATTCAAAGTAAATTCCCACCAGACACCACCTCTTAACATAAAATTGTTTGTCTGGCAATCTTTATAGTAGCAAGGATAACTTTCACTCCATCCATCACAGTATAATACCCTCTCCGCATCGGAATATTCATAACCTTCATTATCGGTCTTCATAGTCAGTTTAGTTAGATCATAGAGTAAGGCATCATAGCTCTGCCAAAAAGTTCGAATATCCGTTGCCCGCATCAGGCACTTTAAAGAAACTTCCTTTGTCTGAAACTTCACATATTCACCGTCGTAGATTGCACCATCTTGCCTTTTGAAGTTCTGCAATAGGTTTTTCTTTACCGTAGGAGCTTTCAGTATTTCAGCATTACTGCCTTTCAAAATGACTACACCATATTCCGATAAATCCCGATCATCTATTTCGTACCCCCTTGGTAGAGGAATGGAACAAACAGGTTCCTGGTATTCATAATTTGCTTCGCGGGGGAAGTCGTTGGCAAAAGTTATCTTCACGACTTGAAATCCCGGATAGATTGCATAACTGTTCTGTGAGGAAAGACGTAAACGATAGGTTCTATCAAGAATAGGAAAATAAAAATCATGATATCCCATATCTGATAAAATAGCAACTAATCCACTAAATCCCAGATCGTCTTTACAGGCAAAATCAATACTCAATTCATAGGTGTTTAACGTCAAGCTAGAAAGGTCTATTTCAATACCATCTTCTTCCGGCCAATCATTTTTATCATCCGATTCTTTGGCAGGAGGAAATGCCACAAGATTATCATAGCTTCCTTTTATAATAAATATACCGAGAGTGGTATATGTATTCTCTCCATCTATAAAGCAAATTCCTTTCATCTTACGAGCTTTATCCCTTTATCATTTATCTTTTCAATACCTGCTTTCATCGACTTCATATCCTTTTCTATACCTTCCAATCTAGCTGTATTAGTATCAATATTCGAAAGGTGTCCAACAATGGTATTCATATTATCCTTGATAATTTTCACGTTTTCATTTATGGATGCAGATATGGTTTTAATATCTCCAATACCAGAAGTGATACCTTGGAAAATGAGAGTATGAGACTGTAGCTCTGTTTTTATGTCTGCTATCAAAACATTAGCCATTGTGAATCTACCATTCAATTCGTCTGCAGAATCTTGTGACATGGAAGCAAACCCTTTTTTTGATGCTTCGCGTTCCGAATCCTCATCAGTAGTCCACCCATACATCTCTGCCATGGCATCACGCTTTGCTTTCATCTCATCGGAAATCTTCTGTCCTTCCTTTTTCAGATCGTTATATTCATCTTCGGTTACCCCATCGTCCATTGCATTATATAGCTTCTCCCTCCACGCTATTAATCTGTCCATATATTCTTCTTTAAGCATGGAATTGAGAATAGCATTTCGCATATAATCCTCGAAGTTGTCGGCAAAGTCTGCCGAATCGGCATCCATATCAGAAATTAAGTCCTGAAAGTCTGAACGAAGAGAATCGTAATCAATAAGAGTTGTATCAGCTATTTGTTGTTCCAATACCTCTGCAACCTTCCCTACACCATTTGCAATTTGATCGGCAAATTTCTGCGTGTCTGAATCAAGTTGGGACCAGAAGATACCGGCATCCGATTGCAATTTTAAAAGTTGTTCATCAGTCAAATCAAATAGACCGGTCATACGACCACCCATTTTATTTTTAAATTCCTTTACGGACATGCCTAATGCCTCTGCAGCTTGTTTCCAGCCTTCACCGGACATATCTTCAACCTCACTATATCCTTTCGAGTGAGACTTTCCAGAAGCACCTGAATTTAGATACTGCCGACCTAATACTTTTGCATTCTCGCTTTGCAATTTTATATTGGCGATAGCTGCTTCATATACAGCGTTTGCCGTGTCTCCCGTAAGAGTTTCCGCTAGCTCAAGTTGCTTCTCAATTACTCGATCAAGGATATTGATATAGGATTCATACGCTTCTTTCGCTTTCTCGTATTTCTCGGTCGTATCGTCCTTACCGAACATATCGAAGATTTTCATAGCTATCTGAACGGCTGCACCAATGATAGCTAGAATAACAGATGCCTTTTCAACTGTACTTATTGCATTAGCAGAGGTATCGGCAGCAGCTTCAACCCCTGCCATTGCAGTCATTGTAAATGAGCCAATACTGCCAATAAGGGAAATGATCTCACCAGCCGGACCACCAATCGACTTACCCAGTTCGTCTATGGTATCCGCTAACTCCGAAATCTGTGTTCTAACTTCTTTTTCTGCCTTCTTTACCTGATTGTCCTTTTTTACAACCTTATCTTTTGCCGCATTATACTTTTCGGTTTTCTTCTTTACTAGATCAAGTGCCTGCGCTTCGGACAAATAAGATTTTGTAGATTCAATCTTACCGGTTGCAGGATTATACTTGGATGAAGAAATCCCATTTTCAATCTTAGAGCCACCTTTGACTGCTTCGGCCTTTACCTTGGCATTTTCTAACTCTATCTGTGCATTAGCTAGCTCTTCCTCCGCTTCTGCGAGTTCTTTCTTCTTATCAGATAATGACTGAAACGGATTACGGGAATCCAATTCGTCCATGATGGATTGAATTGTACTCGTATATTCGCGAAGTTGATCGGGAGACAAAACTTGCGCTGCCGCACTTTTCGCATTTTCAAATTGAGTAAGAAGGGAATTCAATGTTTCAGTAGACGTTTCCTTTAAATTTTCAAAGGCACGTATATAGTCCGGAGATTTTTTCAACTGCTCATAATCAAACCCCATGAGGGACTCACCCTTCATTTTTGTAGCTTGTGCTATTGAACGGTCTGTCTGCTGAACTTTCTCTGTTTTGCCTTCCTTCCGAAACTTCTCCCTTTGAATACGAAGAGCTTCAATATCATCATTGAACTTCTTCTCAATTGCAAGCCTTTCATCGGTGTAATTCTGGTACTGCTCCAAAAGAGCTTTGGATAAAGTTACTTCTGCCTTTTCCCTTGTCTCAACAGCAACCTTATCATATTCATTTAGCGTATCCTGTTTCTTTTGCGAAAGGTCCTCTTTAGTTTTTGTTTTGGGAACGAAAACAAGGCCTTCCTCTTTATACTTCGGATGTTCTTTCTCCCACTCTTTACGCTCCGTGTCCTGTTGGTCCTTTACATATTCAGCAGCACGACGATCATTGTCAGCTTTGGCTTTACGATAATTAAGTTGAATTTGTTCCTGCTGTTTCTTGAAACCTTCGTCCATGGCATCAATCTTAGCTTGAGAGAGTTCAAGTTCAGCCTGTACAGCTTTCTCTATATCCTGTTGATTCTGCTCATCAATCTTCCGCTGGAGCTCGGCCTGCTCAACTTTAAGTTTATTTTCTTCCTCCTTCTTCTTTTTCTTGGACCCTAGTGTTTGCTTATCGTCTCCTGTTAATGTTGCCAAGGCGGATTCAGCTTCTTTCAACTCTTTAGCTTTATCTTCAATAGTTGATTTTATAGTTTTCCCTACATCAGCTTTCCCCTTACCATTCCGTAAATCTTCAATTTCCTGTTTAAGGTCCTCCACTTTCTTCGTTGCTTCACTAATCTCTTTCGTGACATTTGGCTCTTTGATCTCATCTTTGGGATTCTTTTGCGCTTCTTTCAACAAACGAATATTATTCAGTATCTCCCCTTCCTCCATAAGATTACTGACAGAACCATCATGTCTGATAACAACTTGTTTCTTTCCTGATTTATTGAAGCGTTCAAGAGCAGCCTCATACATAGCTATGTCTTTTGCAATCTGTTTGGCTGTCAGATTGATATATTCATTAGTATCATAGCCTAATTTTTCATGAATATCCTTATAAGTATTCTCAAGCAGTTTGTTATTCGCAATCATGCGATCAATATAAACCTGAACGTCATTACCTATTCTTGTTTCCTCCGTTGATACACCTGGAACAATATTAGTCGTAGTTGTGTATTGTTTCGTAAGAGTATCCACTTTTTTTTGAGTTTCAGAAGATAACCCTCCACCAGACTTCAAATCATTCTTTATCATCTGCATAATCGCAGAAATTTCCCTTTCAGAACCTTTCTTACCCCTGAAATTATCCGAATCTCGAATAGCTTTTTCCAAATCTCCAGTAAGTTCACCCTGCTTATCCGCCCAATCTTTTTGAGCTGTAGAATGAGAATCCGCAATAGCTCTATCAAGTGCCGCCTGTTTAGCGGCCGCACTAACAGCCCCGTATGCTCTCGCAACATCATCTAAAGCGTTTTTTTCATCACCTAAACCCTTTAAGTATTCACCATACTTATCTAAAATGGATTTCTTTGCATCATCGTAATCTTCTGTACCTTTCTTTGCCTTATCTAGTTTGCCGAACAAACGATCTATTTCTGCCTGTTCAGCATTCGTTTCAGAATTGAATTCCTGTATACGTTTGTTCAATTTCACTTGGGCCTTCTCTGCATCCGTCTGATAAGTTACTAGCTTATAAATTCCATAAGATAACCCAACTATAGCAGCCGCAGCCAATACATAAGGATTTGTAAGCATTGACAAACCTAACGCTTTTGATGCCGCAGCTAATCTCGTCTTGGCAACAGTCAAAAAGTTTGTTGATCTCGTATTTACATTCTGCGATACTGTATTAAGTTGAGTAGCCGCAGTTTCTGCCACTTTGCTCGCAGTAGAAGAGTTCGTGTAGGCCGTTGTTGCATTTGTTCTAGCTGCTTCAAGTTGTTTGGCCGCAGAATATTTATTGCTCTCTGCTGTTGCAAGTTGTGTCTCCGCTATTTCTATACTTCTAGCGTTACCTGTTTTTAATGCAGCATTATATTTCATGTTAGCTGCCGCTACCTCTAATTCAGCAGCTTCAAAATTAGCAGCCGCAAGACTTGCAGTATTAATAGCCTCTTCGTATTGTGACTTAGCTTGCAATGCCTTTAAACGCAAAGATTCTACATTTGCAGCAGCTTCCACACGCATAGATGCAATTAATTCCGCTTTTGCCTGCGTTAATCTTCCACTTGCTACAGCCTGTTCCAGATCAGCATTAGCAGACTTTTCCTTGGCAGGAATTAATTTCGAAAGTTCTGTAATCTCGGCAGTATATTTTATACCAGTTACCGTACTCTGAACAGATGCAACTGCGATAATAGCAGCTTTCTGAACTCCATACATAGCTATGAGAGCAGCGAGAGCAGTGCCGACTTCCTGATAATGTTCAATTAAGTAAGCTGTACCATCAAGAGCTGTATTAATAACTCCATCACTTGCCTGACCTAGCTCATTGAACATCATATCAAGATTATCACCTATGTTAGAAATCTTACCAGATACGGATTTAGATTGTTCTTGCATGAGGTTGAAGAACATTCCTCCCTTATTGGTAAGGTTGTCAATAACCTGTTCCAACTTGTCAAAACCAATCTTACCCTCTGCAGCCAAATCCTTAATTTCATCCTTATTCACTCCCATAACTTTTGCAAGTTCGGAGAAAATAGGTACACCACGCCCGGCAAACTGATTCAAGTCCTGCGTCATAAGTTTGCCTTGTGTCATACTTGTACCATAAAGATAAACCAGATCACCAATAGGCTGGCTCAATCCGGCTGCAATGTTACCCAAACGGGTAAGTTTATCAATTACATCCTCGGAGGCTGTACCATAGGCCACGAGTTGAGTTGCACTTTGGGAAACACCTTTAAGGTCAAAAGGAGTGGTAGCGGCAAAGTTTACGAGTTCTCCCATCAACTTCTGTGCCTTTTCCCCAGATTGTAGCATTGAGGTAAATTTGATTTCAAGTTGTTGGAAAGTACCATAAACTGAAACCATTTCCGAAGCAAACCGTTTCGCCAGATCGATAGATAAGAAAGCCATACCGGCAGCCTTCATCTGTGAGAAAGACCTAGCTACAGACTGACTAGCCGCATCTGTATGGTCCTGCATCATATCAATATTCTGAACGTATTTCTGAACGTTTCTCTGCATTTCAGAAATATCCAGAGTAGCCTTAATACCTATTGTTCCCTGTGTCTCCATCTTTACATGAATTGAGCAAAATATTCGTTAGCATGAAGTTCCTTTGCCTTTTCTTTTTCTCCTTCTTCCTTTGGCTTAGTACCAGGAATAGCCGCATTGAGTAACATGATATTGGAATATGACCTTTCATTGACAACCTCCTCATAACTCATACGGTAGTATTTCATCACTCCGCTAATTGTTGACCAAGGGCTGTCGCTTCTGGTGTATTCGTCGGTTTCGTTGTCTCGTTTAGACCTTTTAGGAAAATGATAGTGCTTAAAAAAAAAGTGGCATCCATAGTCTGTGCCATATAGTCCTGCAACTTCTTGTATTTGCGGACCGTTAATCTTTTCTTGATAAATCCACCAAACAGCTTTCTTTTCCAGACGCTACGGAAGATCGTCATTACTGCGATATCAGACATTCTATCCGCTTCCTCATAATATACAAGAGTGGCCGACACACTTGTCCGACCGTTTAGCTTCGCCTGGTCTACTTCCTTCATATCCTTCGAAATAGAACCAATATCAAACAACTGTGTAAACGTCAATGGCCTAACCATGAAAGGAATCATACCAAACCAAAGAAAAATAGGGCGCTCTGCAATAGTGTCGGCAACCTGCTTTTGTACATTGTCTTTTTCCATCTTTACCTCAAATTAAAAAGTCCCGGCCCGTAATGACCGGGACACCTGAAACAACCTTTTCGATGATGCCACAATGCTCGTTATCCCTACTCACATTTCAACAATCATCTTTTCACCCAAAAACTATGTAGCGGAAGCCGGATTCGAACCGGCGACACTTAGGCAGTAACCCGCAACCTAATGTTCTACCACTGAACTATCCCGCTTCCCTTATCAGCCTTCCGGAACAGTGTAAATCTTGTTACGTGCCCCACATACTTCCTCACCAGTCTTATTGAGATTAGCAAGTTTCTTGAATTCAAGATTGAAGTTAGGGAAACCAGATTTACCGATGTTTCCAGTTTTGGTGACTTTTACTTTCATACGGGCCCATTGGAAGATACGAGACGGGAAATCTTGGAATTCTTTCGTTTTTAACTCCACGCCTTGATTAGTGAGAGTGAACCCGGGAGTTTCTTCATTCCACTCTCCGTTTTTCGTATATCCCATAAGATATTTGTAGGCTTCCTCGCCCATGTCGTAAGTTTGGACTGTAAAGCCCTCACTACCGGTATCAGACGGAAGAGAAGCATAGAGAGTGTTCATATCTTCGACCTCAATATCCGTATCTCCCGGTGCCTGATCGTTGAAAGACATTGAATCCTTCACAATAGCTTTAACAAGGAATTTGGCAGCTACCTTTTCAAAGTCTGGAAAGGTCCCGGCTGTTTCTCCGGATTCGAGAGCCGGAGATAATTTTAGGTATTCAATACCATATACTGCAGTTTTTGACATAACTAATTTATTTAATTGTAATACGATACTTTGATTTTATAGTTCTGATAACTCGTCCCGTCTTCATCAGGAAAGAACGAATCATCATAAAGAGAGAATTCAGCACCCAAACGAGCTGTATAGATATTTCCTTCGGCATCTTCCGTTTCTTTGAACAGAGGCAAAACAAGTGCTGAAATATGGTCTATCCTTCCGCTATCCGGTTCGCCTGTATCTGCATCCTTCACATGAATGTTGATATTAGCATAACCGTACTGCAGACCGCTTTCTTGCGGAAATGAAAGATGATTGACTACAATGTATTCAGAACCAGAGAAATTAGTCTCTCTCCTGTTTTTGAAAATCCGCACGCCAACATTTCCGGCTGCGAGTATTTTACAAATTTCAGTTATAGCCTGTTGTCCTGTCATTGATTAAATCCCGCTTTAGAAAGAATCCTCCTAATCTTAGTTTGCACTTCCCGTTTCAGATACTTTTCAGTAGATGATAGTACATCATACCCTCGGTTTTCTACAGGTCTGGCATAATTCATACCTGCTACAATTATCAAATCAAAACCAGAATCACCAATCATCTCCTGAATCTTATAGTCAGCATGAAAAGCCTTTTTATCCGTTATCCCTGCACTCTTTTTAAAGCCGTATTCTATGATTTCACCATTGTAAGCAATTACATAACCTATCGAGTTCCGTAAATTGCTTGTACGGTCTTTATACGTGCCATGTTCGCGAGCATGATTTACCGAACCTTCACCGATTACATATAAATTGAAAAGTACCGCTTGCTCGACACGTTTAACGGCCTGATCAAATATAGATGTGACCTTGTTCCAATCACCTGTACGTTTCAAACTCATAAGAATATGCTCAACTTTCTTTTCGTAGTGCCACAACCGGCAACCGTCATTACCTTTTGGGAAATAGAACCGTCAGCTTTAGTTATGCGCACTTTGTCATTCAGCACCGGGATAATCGCAGGAACATACATTGTAATCTGATAGCTATAGACGAAGTCTTTTCCATCGGCAGCCGGAACAGTCTTTGCAGACGAATTCCCGTGAATCTTACAGTCTCCAAGGGGAAACCATGATTCCGGAATCCGCACCGGATTAAAGTTCTCATCATGGGAGCCTTCACCTGGAACATACAACTCTATTTTATCTTCATACCACATATCACCACATACAAGAACCGTCCTCAATCTCTGTCACATCACCAGAAAGAAACTCGGAGGTATCGAAACTAAACTGTTTGCAAAGCATCGATATGTGCTTTGTCAAGCCGACAATATCATACGAGTTGGAACAATCAGCCTCACTTTCAGAAGACAAGGTACGCATTCCTGATAAGTAGGAAAGTACGGCAGACACAACTTTCCTCTTATCTGTGCAATCGTCTTCCGGTTTCAACCCCACATCATCCAACAAATCTTTCACCGTTAACGGAGAAGGATTGTAGTGCAAACACTTAGCTATGAATACCTCCGAATTTGTCATTTCTTCAATTCTTCCAGTCTTGCTTGAATAGCATTCACGACAGTTACACGAGGCTTCTCTAACGCACTTTCAGCATTCAGATAGCCGTTCAATTTCTCGACATCGGCAAAATCAGCAATCTGTGAGATAACTTCTTTTGCCCCCTTAGACATATCAATGTCTGTAAGAACCGGTTTAACCTCAACTACAAGTTTTCGCCTGATTACGTCCTTTGCACGTTCATCACTAAAATGGGTAATTTCTGTGCCAGGTTGATAAAGCTTCTTTGTCTCCTTATCTTGGAACTTTTTAATTACTACGAGTTTCATACAGAGAATTTTAGCCTACGGGAACTTCTTCACCGTCGGGATATTCGACATTCGTATTTCTAACCTTTAGATTAACGATAGCGTTAATACATGAGATGATAGGAACTGCACGCCAAGAGCCTTGTGTATACTCTGCGGCCTGTTGTCCTGTAGATTCGCCCGTAGTCCATTTTGCAATACGAATGCCATCTCCTGCATCTGTGTATTGAACAGATGGGTCTGGCATAATAGCATTGTCCTCGAAAGCAGGTTGTACTTCACCAAGCTTACCATCATCCGTTTTAGGAATAAATACAATTACATTATCATCCCACGGATTGATATTGGTAGAAATACCGTCTTTCTGGTAAGCAGTCCGTTTATTGATTTCGATGATATTAGGAATCTTCATGGATTTCAGATAAGTCGAGAATTCATCCTCTGTCAGAGAACGGGTATTCTTATCTTTACCAAGATAGCCGGTACGTAAACCGATACTACGCATCATCCAATACTTGATAACAGGAGCCATCAACAACGCATCGAAAGTAACGCCTTTATTGGCATACTCATAAACAATCTTCTGCAGAATACGTACTGCATCGATAGCCGCATTATCAATGTTCTCCTCGGTCCATTCCTTATCAGAATCAACCATCTGTTTGTTTTCTTCTGGCATACCATAATCAACCAGATACTTACGTCCTTCCGGATTATCAATAGCCGGGTCGAAAATAGCCATACCACCACCAGAGAGTGCTTTCAGAATAATTTCATCCGCCACATCCTTGCAACCGAGATAAGCATCTTTGTAATCACCGAACAAACATTTCTGAATTTCCTTTAACTTCTGAACAGGATTAATACGATTATTTTCGTAAACCATCAGCATGGTACGCAATGTCTTCGCATCCGTTTTGAACTTGTGGCCTACACGGGGAATCTCACCGTTCCACAATTCAAACCCTCTACCAGCGCGTAATGGAGTATCAGCATCGTTTCCGATGATAGAAGCACGGATACGAACACTATATTTCCCCATGATACCTTCGGCAGTCAAACCCAGTTGAGGAGGACGGAAATCGAACCAACGATCAACGTAGGTCTGTTCCCAAAGCGTTTTATTTTCCAGAGTCGCCTTATCAAACATGATCTGCATCGTGCCAATCAAGTCAATAGGCTTCCCTGTTTTTACGTCATTGATTTTAAAAGTCGAAAAAATAGATTTCATTTATAGCCTCCTTTCTTAGTAAGAATCAGTGAATTGAATGTTGGGGTTGTCTTTCAAGCACATTCCTTGAATGAACTTCTCCGGAATAGGGGGAATACGTCTTTTGTAGTACATTTCTCCCTTAGAATTGATAGCAACATCCACAGATACCTCGTCAAGACCGATATAAGTTCCCATCGGTTCAGCCCCCACAGTAATTCCTTGCGGATGCTCAATAGGGAAAACAGCCGGAGCCTTACCTTCACCCTCTGCAGTTCCTTCAATCACTTCAAACAAAGCATCACCAACCTTCAAGCCAGCAATAGCTTTATCAAGCACGACGACAAAGCCGTTACGATCATTAATAATCTTCGTGATACTTACAGTATCCTCAAAGTTTCCGGAATCGTTCATTGCAACATGATCCCCTACCATGAAGATGGGAGAAAGGAATTCATCATTTTGCAAAGAGACTTTCTTCGCATCGGTTGCATCGATAGCTACAACACGGGATGCTTTCAACACGACAACTTGCCGGGACGATGTTTCATCATACTCGGCAAGAGAAGCAGAAGGAATAATCACGCCAACCGGATAGTTGACCTTCTCCTTGTTCAGATTAAATCCACCTACTACTCCGATAGCCGGAGAACCAGTGCAGATAGGACGAAATCCACCAACTTGCTTTTTTCTAAATTTCATGTCATTTGTAAATTAAACATTAAACGTTCTATTCTGGAACACCTAAAGATTTCAACCAGTCAGCAGCCACAGCATCCTGCACCTGTGAATCAGACGCTTGCGACCCATTGTCTTCTGCAGGTTTCAAGCCTTTTGTAATAAGATGTTGCTTGTAACTAGTCAGATATTCTTCTGGCTCCTTATCATCCGGTACTGTAACGAACTGCATTTCATCCTCTGTCAATCCCAGTTTCTTCATCGCATTAGATATGGTAGTTTGTCGATCAGTCTGGCTCTTATCTTTTTTAAGAGTTTCAATCTCATCCTTGTAAGGCTTAATTGCAGCTTCCAACTTTGAAGTAAAATAGCTATCCAACTCTTCCGTTGTATAACTCGCCTTACCTCCCTTGTTACCATCTGCACCTTCACCACCTGCTGTTACTGGTTTCCCGTCCTTTAAACCGTGTTTTTCCTCATAGTTTTTAATAGAGGAAACATTTGCTTCATTAGCCCGGTAGTCCCCGTAGGATTTAACTACGTCTTGAAAGTTGATGCCGTCTACAATTCCCGTAATCTGACTTTCATCCGTCACACCTTCCGCCTTTTTAGTTGCCATTCTTTCCAGAATGGCTTCGTCAACACCCACAAATTTGGTTTTCAACGCTTCTAAAAGTTTCTTTTTCATATCTAAATTGATTAATTTGCGGTAAAGATATAAATTATTTCAAAAGTGCGTTTATTAAACTCGTTTATTTTTCACAGCCATAACTTGCAATATTTTAGATAATTACATATCAAACAATGAAATAATTCAAAAAAAACGAATACAATCCTTTCATATATTAAATATATGATATATATTTGCAACTAATAAAAGAGTTTATTAAACGCATATATTTATAATTTATACAGAAAAGTATTATTAACCATTTAACGCAACTGATTATGACACAGAAAGAAAGAATAGAAAAAGTTCGTGAAGCCCTTAATAATGGCAAATGTTTAAGTGTAGAGTTTTACAAAGATGGTTCCGGTGCGCGCTTTCACTTTATAGACCCTCACGGGGACCACGGATTACCATGCGATTGGTCGATGTCTTTTCCAATTGAGGAAGCAATACAAATCATTAGTGGATTTCGATTTAAGCAACACGAATTAAACAAATGTTATTAACCAGCAGGGCGAAAGCCCTGCACAATACACCAAATTATGAATACATATAGTAAATTTGTGCCAAATGTGTTTTTGGCAAAGTGTAGTGAACAACACGAAAAAGGAGAAACTATTTTGGTATCGACTAAATATGGTAAAGAGAATGAGAGCATAGTGTTTAACTTAATGTTTGAGAAAGATGGTTTTTACTATTATTCCATTGTTAGAGCTGACGGGTTCAATGTTCAAGAATGGGCAAAGCAAAGAGCAGAACGTCGTCATGAATGGGCTGCATCAGCAGCGCAAAAGAGTAATGAGTATTTTCAAAGATCAAACAAACATCGAGATTTCCTTTCTTTAGGCGAGCCTATCAAAGTAGGACACCATAGCGAACGAGGACATCGTAAAATGATAGATGATGCCTGGAACAATATGGGTAAATGTGCAGAGTTCAGCGATAAGGCTTACGAACATGAAAACAAAGCAAAGTATTGGGAGAAAAGAGCCAACACCATTAATCTGTCTATGCCGGAAAGCATCGACCTATACGAGCATAAACTTGAAGAAGCAAAAGAATACCATGCAGGATTGAAATCCGGCAAGTACCCACGTGAGCACTCTTTCTCTTTGCCATACGCAAAAAAAGCAGTAAACGAGGCTCAAAAGAATTATGATCTTGCAGTTAAATTGTGGGGGGATGTTTAATCGGTAGCCTTCGGGTTACCTTTAATAAAATTTGCAGAAATTCTATCAGATACTTTATATTTGACCTAAATTTGCAAAAATGAAAAACATTGTAACATGAAGAAACTTACAAGCATATTAAAAAATCAAACTATCCGAATTGACAACCATGATAGTGGAACAGGCAGACCATTTGAGTGGGGTACAGGTGTACACATTCATAAAATTCTAAATGAAAAGAAATACAAAGGTGCAGAGTTTATTCTTCCACTTGACAGACCCGGAGAAATTAAGTATATAAGAGGATATGACATATCCGGAAATATCGAGAGCGAAATTAGAAAAGCATTCAAAGATGAAGATATTCGAAGAAAATTCATTTTAGATTTGGGAGAAGCGCTTAAAACAATTGCTGATAGTAATCATTTAGATGAAAAATTACGTAGGAAGATGCTCATCCAAAGCGGTACACAATTAATTAAACTATTTGGCGCAAAACAAATAGCAAGTGTGAGCTGGTTCAGAGATGGAGATAATTTCATATCAGAATTTATATGTCAATCCGAACCGCATATTTATATTGAGCAGAATGTAAAAGGAAACTACATCACAGTTTCTAATAGCGAACAATACATTGAATTATTCGATGAAATATTCAAAGAAAACAAGAAAGCAAAATGAAGCAGACAAGTAAAGTATATCACGTAGAACTCTCTGAACCAATAGAAGTAGATGGAAAATCGGAGAAGCATTTCTACTTCGGCTCACAAGCTGCCATCTACGGCACTTTCTCCGCTGAACAGCTAGGAATAAGCTACGGCTATCTAAAGTCTAAATTTCACCTAGAGGAAAAGCCGTACAGCAACGATAAATGTACCATCCGGCTAGGAGCACTAATAAGAAAGGAAAAGTCTGAATAACCTTTTGTTTTTCAGAGATATTTCATACATTTGCATTGTGGAAAGAGTGAGGGAAGTTATGTTCCCGCTTTCTGCACCAGCCCGGGCGGAGCAATAATCCGCCCATTTTTTAATTTAAATCTAAACATGAAGAAACTGCATATAATTTTAGCAATACTCAATATCGTCTCGATAATTCTATTGATCCAAATCGTTTTTGGTTGGATTCCATCTTTTGAATGCGACTATCCTGTAGACAAGATAGATAAAATAAACAGTTTAATTATAGACTTTAGTATTGGAGTTATTACAAGTACTTTCTTCTACTATATCCTAGTGTACAAACCAGAGAAAAGAAAGGAAAAAGTCATTAGAAGTATTATATCAAGTGATTTGCTTTATATAGCTAATAATATGCAGATGGTGCTAGCGTATGTCACTAAAACCTACTCACTAGAAGTTAAGGACAAGTATTACAAAAAAATACCCCAAAAAGAACTTTTAAAGATAAAAAATGAAAATCATACAGAATTTGAACAAATCTGCTTTTTCAACATTGAAATATATCCAGATGTGTTAGGTGAAAATACTCATAGTCTAAGTACTGACGCTAAAAGCTTGAAT